GCCTGTCGTCTGGCGACATTATGTTGTTATATACTGCAGTAATTATCGCCTGGTTGGCCGGTTGGCCGTTGGCGTCAATTACGACCACCTTCACCGTTCCTGGTCCTGCCCATTCCGGCGTTACCAACGCAGTACCCACGCCAGGAACCTCCTCCGCCCATCGCTTATAATCTCCATCGCTGCCTACAAAGCTGGCCTCACTTGCTGCGTCAATTTCCATGATCCTATTGCGCAGATCGTCGTCGCTCTCTACTTCGGTTCCACCGGTGATGGCTGCTTCGTTTGTCACTGATGTAATGCCTTTGATCGGTGTCATCATCAAAGTGACCGTATTGGCTGGTACATTCCCTTTGATTCCTGACTCGACGGCTGTTATCTGAACTCTAACAGTCCCATCCTCGCCTATGGTGTATTTCTCTGTTGTCTCGTACTCAATTGCCGGCGAGTCTGCTGTGGCCGGTGCGGCGAATCTGAAACCTGCAGGTATCGTCGTTCCTGGTATGCCGGTTATCAGCAGCTCGCCTGAAGCTGCATTTGCCGGTTTCCTTGTCAGACCGCGTCCTTTTGCATGATAGTCCAGCCATTCGTTGTAGGCCCACATCGGGAACATGATCTTCAGGGTTTCTACGAGGTGGAATTCCAGCATTTCCGCTTTTTCAAGTGCTGTAGGCTTGGTGAAATCCCAAGGAAAGCCGTTTTCCATATCGTCTATGTCCGGTGGCAGATTTTCCATCATGCGCTTGTGAATTGTTTCAGCATCCTGGCCATTCAAAAAGCTGGGCGGTACAAACTCTGGTATCGACATTCATTCCACCTCCTTATGTTTGAAAATTCACGCCTATTTTTTGCTCTTCCCACTCCTTGCCCTTCACGATGAACTCGCAATATAGGCTGTCGCTGATCCATGTGAATTCAAAACCCCGGACATATTCCGTCCTGGGGTTTACCATGAGTGCCTCTGTAATTGTTCTTTCCAGGGCCGATTCTACCGCCTGCCGGTCGGCCTGGTTTAAGGCATCCTGCAGCTCGATTCCTATGTCGCTGCTGTATGCCAGTCTTTCCATGCGTTCCGTCAGCACGGTTTTAATGCACCACTGCTTATATGCTTCCTTTCCTTCGGCCACCACCAGCTTATTGGCTCCGTCTCTTCTGAAGTCTCCAAGTTCGAAATCAAAATAAACGCTCGGCTTGTATTTCTGCTCCTCCGGAGGGGTTGTTATGTTGATCTCTGGAACGTCAAAGACAGGAAACAGGTTTTTGTCTGCCATGCGATCATCCTCCTATCTTTGTTGCCGGTAGTACAATATCAATGACTACGGCGTCGTTTTGTACCCAGGCCACCAGGACCCTGTCTCCCGGCTTCAGCCAGCGCATGCTTTCCGGAACCATAACATCGTGAACATGAGCTCCCTCTGTGTTGGGGTGGCTGTGAGTTCCGTCGCCCTGGTATTGGTCATGGCTTCCACTGGGGCCGTGCGGGTGCTGTCCTTGGCCGGTTTTTGTTTGGGTTAATGGTTTGCCTGGGTCATGGGTTAGATCCCTGCATACCAGGTAGTCCGTTTTGGGTATCGGTATCGGGAATGTGTTAGTCAGCAAGCTGTAATCGTCTTGAATTACTCCAAAGTCAAGCAAGAGGGGGGATTTATTCACTTCCTGCATGCGTTGCTGCATTACTCTTGCCAGCTTGTTTATGCCTGGATTGCCTGATGATGGCTTCATCCTCCCACCTCCTATGCTTTAGTTATTGTATTTGGCTTTACCCAGCCGATGGCGTCCACGTGATACGGGCATGGCCTTGAAGTGTCCACCTTAATGGTGATGGTGCATTTTCGGTTAGTAAAGGTCTTCCCTTTACCGTTTCCGTAGCTGTCGCGGTATACCGGTCCGTTCAGAATTACGGTATCTCCTTTGTTGAACTCTCCGGAGCTTGAGCTTGAAGCTGCAGCTGCAGTTGTTGAGGCCTGGGTGGTAGTTGCTTTGGTTGTTGTATCCTCTTCATCCTCCAGCTCCATGTTCATGGTCCTGCTGCCGGCATCATGCCTTATGGCCTTTATGATATAGTATCCGTTGATGGTCCCGGCCTTTACGTGGATTTTGTCTCCCTTCCGGATCATTGGAACGTCCGGAGCTTCAAGAACTATCGTCCTGGCCGGTTTGCCTTGCTCGTCCAGCATTTCTTGGGCTGCTGCTTTCGCTGTGGCCAGCGTGTCGTCTTCGGACCTGTTGTAGATCCTCTGGCGTATACCGTACTGGGTTTGGCCATCGAGAACGGCCTCTATCGGCTGCCTTCCTTCGCTGTCTTCCTTGCCTACCACCTTTACCCTTGTGACAAGGTCTGCGGTGCTGATCTTATCCCTGACCAGTGTCGCGTTTGTATCCTCGTCAAAGTGATATATGGTCTTGTTGCTCCCCATCGGCAGTACGCTTACCTTGCCTTTTGTGGCTCGGATAATGCATTTTGGAGCGCCTTTCTTCGCTGCATCATCCAGCAGCTGCAGGAGAATGTTGCTCAAATACTCGTTTTTGAAAGGCGTCTTTGCATGCGCTACGTCCGGGCCATCGTATTTCTCTACGGGTACTCCCCAGTCGTTGAATATCCCCATGATAGCCGATTTGGTCCCTGTGCCGGCTGCATAATACCGGTTGTCCTGACTCTGCTGAAGGTTGAAGAGTTCATCATATGCCATAATGTCAAAAATCGTGGCCGTGTTCCCGATTTCTCCTGGTTCCCACTCCACGATTGTTCCTCTGGCGACCTCGTCGCTGCCGGTTCCCCAGTCTGCAATAATGACTACTATGCATCCTGGTTGTGCAATGCTGGAGAGCTTTTTGCCTTCGTATGTGATGTTGTGAAACGACAAGGCGGTTCTCATGGCCAGCTCTGCGTCACCTTCTTCCCAGCCGATGCTCTCGGCGGCCTGGGTGACCTCGATCTGCTTGCCTGAAGATGTGATCAGTATCGCTCTGTATTTGATTTTGCTTATGTCTATCGTGGCTTTTCACCTCCTAACTTGGCAACATTAGGACTTGTCCGGGGTATATGAGACTTGGGTTCTTTATCTTGTCCTTATTTAGGTTGTAAATCTCCATATACCTTCCGCCTTTGCCAAGGGTCAGCTGCGCGATCTTCCAGAGACTATCTCCGCTTTTAACGGTATAAGTCTTGGCCGCTGCTTTCGCTGCCGGTGGCCTGGTTGATGCACTCGTCTTATTGGTCTGTGTTTTCGGCTTGATGTTCAGCTCATTTACCGTATAAACCTCTATAGGTTTGGCCTCAATGAAGCTGATTGAATACTCGTAGTCACCGTTTCCTCCGGTCGCCTCTGCTGTATAACTATCCAGGTATACATCGTGGTTGATTGAGGTCTCCGTTACCATAAGCCTTAGCCTGGTTCCGTTTTTCCTCCATTTTTCCCATATGCCAATGATTTCGTCAGGGCTATGCCAGTATTGCGTTTTTACATAGCTGGCATTTTTTCGGCTTTTTCCGGGGAGAGTTCCACTCCACGAAAATGACAATAAACTTGTGCCCTTCGGAAATTTTACCTCCCCGACATTAATAATGTCGTAAGACTGAAATTGCATATCGCCTTTGCGCTTGGCTTTTTCAGGGAGCATGGAAAGAGTAAGTCTCCAACCTGTTTCAATTTCTGTGAAATAGATATCCATTTACGCCTCTGCTCCTCCTTTCACCGGCATATTTGCAAATATGCGGGCCAGTCTCTCTGCCAGCTCGTCTCCTATGTCGTCGGTCATTTCGCGGATGTAGGCCTTCAGGACGGCCAGCACTTTGTTTTCGTCGGTGGTGTCTCCGCTGCCTTCGATCGTGAATTTAGGCTCTGCCTTGACTTCTACCTTGATGGTGATGTTCTGGCCGGCCTTTCCGGTTGCGGAGGCTACCGGGATTTCGTCCGGTTCCTCTCCTACGATTCCGCCGTCTTCATAGGCCCTTACGCCAAGAAGCTCACCGGTCCGCTGCCATAAATCAAGGCCTCTTTGCCTCTTGCTTGGGCTTAACGGGATAAGGCTTTCGGCTCCGTCCTCGGCCACGATGCCCATGTGCGGCTTCGTTATAATTCCGCCCCATGCATGTTCGAGGATACTGCCTTTGCCCTTGCTGGTTGTCAGGCCGGTTTCCTTTGAAATCCATTCACCGATACCACCGAGCTTCTCACCTACCCATTCCCATGCCTTGGTTGCTCCGTTCTTGATGGGCTCCCATACGTTATTAGAGAACCAGTCGGAAACTCCGGACCAGGCTTCGCTTATGGCGTTCTTTGCCGCTGTGAACTGATCTCCCAGCCATGCTCCTGCTGTCTGTGCTGCGCTTTTTACCGGCTGCCATACCGTTTCATCAAACCAGGTGCTTACGGTTCCCCAGGTATCGCTTACCCAGGTCTTGGCCTCGCTCCATCTTTCGCTTACCCACTGACCTGCCGCCTGGGCTCCTGTTTTGACCGGGGTCCATATGCTCTCTTCAAACCATGTTGAAAAGTCGGACCAGCGCTCACCTATCCATGTTCTTGCATCGTTCCAGCGGTCACTTACCCATTGGCCGGCTGCCTGCGCTGCATTGCTTACTGGGGTCCATATGGATTCGTCAAACCAGGATGAAAAATCAGACCATCTGTCTCCGATCCACGTCCTGCCCTCATCCCATCTCTGGCTTACCCATTCACCTGCAGCTTGTGCCGCATCTTTTACCGGAGTCCATACAGATTCGTCAAACCACCCGGAGA